ATCGCTTTGCTCAGTTGCGTGATGGACCGGAGAAGGCAGCACTGGCGATCAAGATCTTCGGCAAAGCTGGCGCCGAATTGATCCCGATCCTGAATCTTGGCAGCAAGGAGATCCAGCGCTTCGGCCTTGGCATCGGTCCCGACTTTGCCAACAAGGCTGATGCGTTCAATGATCAGCTTGGCCTGATGAAGGCTCAGACCACTGTGCTCACCGTGCAGATCGGATCAGCGCTGCTGCCGGTGATGAGTGGGTTGGTGAGCATATTTACGCAGGCGATCACCTTCGTAGGCAATCTTGCAGGTGAGTTCTACAAGGCGATCGGTGGTGCGGCTGGATTGCAGCAGATAGCTGCTGGTTTGATTAAGACCATGGTGGTGCTCGGTGGCGTAATGGGAGCCGTATTTGTTGTTGGTAAAATTACTGCTTTTGCAAATGTATTGCAGGAGATCCTAAAAGCTTTCCGTGGAATGACATTGCTGCAGCGAGGCCTGTTAGCACTTGAGACCGCACGAGCATCTGTGCTTGGTATCATTGCTGCATTGCAAACTCCTGGCGAAGCACGCACAAAAGCTATAACAGCACTTGCTGCAGGAACAATCGGCACTGTTGCATTAGTGGCTGGTGTTGGCAAGTTGATTGATGATTTAACTAAACGCATTGGCACCGGCATCTCGGGCGCGCTCACCATGCCAAACATTCCGACACCTCCACCCGGCACCACGCCAGACCTGAGCGGCTTGCGCACGGGCGACGGCGGCAAGAAGAAGAAGGCAGATGATGAAGCTAAGCGTCGGCGTGATGCGTTGCTTGATTCAGCCAATGCATTGAAGCAATCCCGCGCTGAGCTGCAGATTGAAAGGGAAATGGATCCAATGCGCAAAATCCAACTGGAATATGCGGAGAAGCGCCGCGTGGTGATTGCCAATGCTGATAAAGCATTACGCGAAGCACTGAGCGGTGAACAGCAGGCCAACATCCAGCGGACTAGATCGGTCGATCTTCAAAAGCTGCAAGTCCAAGAAAGCAACGCGCTCATCGAAAAGTTCAAGGAGCTGAAGGGTGCCGGTTTTGAGGCCGCCATGAGTGGAGAGCTGTTCTATGTATCTGTAGAGAAAACAACGTCGGTGATGCAAGACTTCAGTGCAGGCATTGATTCCTACATTGAAAGCATGGGAACGCTAGGTACTAACCTAAGCAATTTGGCTCAGAACGGCTTCAAGGGGTTAGAGGATGCGATCGTCAGCATGACTACAACGGGCACGTTCAGCTTCCAAGAATTTGCGCGATCCATTGTCGATGAAATTGTTCGCATGATTACCCGCTTGCTGGTGATTGCGCCTTTGCTTCAATACGTCCAATCGTTGATCAATCCAACCAAAGGGCTGTTTGGCATCCCCAAACTGGATACATCTGTTGGATTTGGCACGGGCGTTACTGGTTTTGCCAAGGGCGGCATTGTGAATAAGGCCACCATGTTCACTTTCGCCGATGGTGGCAGTGGCCGATTTGGCTTGGCCGGTGAAGCCGGACCTGAGGCGATCATGCCGCTGCGCCGCGGCCGTGATGGCCGCCTCGGTGTGCAGGCTGCAGGTGGTGGTGTCAAGGTTGGCGAGATCAATATCACCGTGCAAAATACGGGTGAAAACCTGAGTCCCCTTGCACAAAAGCAAGTCGCCACTCAGGTGCAGAATTTGGTCTTGGTCACACTGGCCAATGAGAAACGTAGTGGAGGGATGCTGCGATGACTGCGTTCATTACGCTCAACGATATGCCGGTGGCCTTGCAAACCACCGTTCGTCGAACGGTCCGCACGCAGCGGATGCAGTTTGGTGATGGCTACTCACAGATCCTGACTGATGGCCTAAACGCTCAACAAGAGACTTGGAACTGCAGCACTGGTCCGTTGACGCAGGAGCAGGCATACGGCATCGAATCTTATTTGTACCGGAAGAAAGGGCAATCGTTCACATGGACGCCACCTAATGCGACCAAGGCATTTGTCGGTCAGTTTGAGGGCGGCATCTTGGACCTCGGCTACACCAATCTGTCGGCCGTCACCCTGACTGGTTACACACGCCCGACCAATTACACCGCCAACCTTGCAACGGGTCGGCTGACTTCGGTCACGATCTCAAACCTGGTCGATGTGAATGTATCGCTAACGTTGGCGGCACGCGACTACATCATCGAAAACGGTTGGGAGTTCTCTTTTATTAGCTGTAGTTATTATGTTCTCAACTTTGCCATGCGACAGGTTTATGTATGACGCAGACGCCTCCTAACGCTCAAACTTTCAAGACGCAGCTTGCTGAAGTTGTCGATTTGTTCACCGTCGACATCAGCGTATTGCTGCCAGCAGGCTCGACTGAACAGGCGATTTACCGATTCTGCAACTGGTCTCAGGTCAATGGCGCCGATGTGGTTTATGACGGCAACACTTACACAGCGTTGCCGATGCAGACCACTGGTTTTGAGCTGAGCACCAATGGACAGCTTGAAAGGCCAAGCATCAAATTTGCCAACGTCGGCCTCGCCATCACTGGCCTGACCAATACCTATGACGATTTGGTAGGCGCCACGGTGCAGCGCATCCGCACGCTCACCACCTACCTCGACGGCCAACCTGGCGCTGATCCTGACGCCTACTGGGGACCGGATGAATGGGTGATTGAGCAGAAGGCAAGCGAGGATAAGCTGGCTGTTGCCTTCCAGCTTTCTGTTCCGTTTGACCTTGAAGGCCGCAGCCTCCCCGGTCGCCGCCTGCTGCGCGAGCAGTGCCAGTGGATCTACCGCGACAACATCGGTTGCCACTACAACGGCGCAAGCTACTGGGACGCGAATGACAACGTGGTTGGCACCTTGGCGCAGGATGCGTGCGGCAAACGACTGGAGAGTTGCAAATTACGTTTTGGCTCCGGTAGCCGCCTACCGTTCGGTGGCTTTCCCGGCTTGGTGGACTCGCAAGGCTGATGGAACTGACTACTTGGTCAAATCCGCTGACCGCTGCCCAACGGCTCGCCATGCGCCAGTACGCCGAGGCCGCCCATCCACGCGAAACCTGCGGTTTCATCCTGCAAGACGGCTCTGTGGTGGAGTGCGCCAACACCAGCAGCGAGCCTGACACCTTCACGATCAGCGCCGATGATACGGCTCTCTTTTACGACGATGCGATTGCCTGCTGGCACAGCCACATCAATTACAACGGGTTCAGCGAGGCTGACCGTAAAGCCTGCAAGCAACTCAACCTGCCGTATGCAGTGTGGAATTGCGGCGGCAGCGAAGCGTTCTGGCTTGACCCCCAACAGTCTGCTGGTCTACTGGAGCGCCCTTGGAACTACGGCGTCTACGACTGCTACTCCGCTGTGCGGGATTGGTACTGGCAGCAGATGGGCGTGGAGATGGGCGATTACGAGCGGCTGTACGAAGGCGAATGGTCAACCCGTGGGTTCACGCACTTTGAGGAGAACTTTGCTGCTGAAGGCTTTGTGCGCCTGCCGGTCACGGTGCCACTGGAGCGCGGCGATGTGATCCTGTTCCGCATCAGGAATCAGAATTGCTGCAATCACGTCGCTGTCGTGGAGGATCCCAGCGCCAACCTGTTGTATCAGCACCTTGTTGGCAGGTTGTCTGGATTAACGGCATATAGCGGATACTTCCGCGAGAATACCTACATGGTGGTGCGGAGGCTCGGTTGATGGTCACGATCAGGTTGCTGGGTGAGGCTGGGCGCCGGTTTGGACGCCGCTTCCAGCTTGCGGTCAAGACTCCTGCCGAGGCTGTACGGGCATTGTGTGTACAAATTCCAGAGCTTCGTCAATACATGGTTGACAGCGGAGAAAACGGCATCGCTTGGCGTGTGGTGACTGATCACGCCGAAGGTCTGACCGAGGAGCAGTTGATGTGGCCGATGAGCAAACGGCTAGTGCTGGCTCCTATACCCACGGGTCGGGGCGGCGGTGGCGGTGGAGTTGGCGCAATCATCGCTGGCGTCGCCTTGATCGCGTTCTCGCTATTGCTGCCTGGTGTCGGCGCGGCCATTGGTGGTGCCACCATGACCAAGATCGGTTTGTTCGGTGGCTTGCTGTTGTTTGGTGGTGTAGCCCAGCTTTTGACGCCAACTCCAACGATGCCGACAGTCACCTCCATGGGCGGAGGTGCAACAACAGGCCGCAGCGAATCAGACCAACTGAAGTCTTTTACGTTCGATAAATCCAACGCCAATACCAAGCAAGGCGAGGTTGTTCCTGTCCTTTACGGTGAGCGCATCATCGGAAGTTTGCCGGTGCTGTCGTTCGGCCTTGAGCTGCAGAACTACCTCTGATGGAAGACCTCAACAACCTGCCTGAAATCAGTGGTGCTGGCGGTGGCGCGTCTTCACCTCAACCCACAGTCGTCCAGCAAACGATTGTTGCACCCACGCGGCAGCCTGTTGAGGAAGCCAACAACCTGTTCTCGGTTGCCTTTGCCAAGACTGTTTATGCAGTCAGCGAGGGTGAAATTGAAGGTTTCCCAAATAGTGCTGAAGAAGATATTTTTTTGGATTCCACGCCAATCCAGAACCCTGATGGCAGTAAAAACTTTAGCGGCTACACCATCGATAGCCGCACTGGCACGGACGAAACTCAAACCCCGATGCTGGGGTTCAGCACTGTTGAAAATACCGTCGGCGTCAACACGGCAGTTACTACTGCCTCGGGTCCGATCACCCGCACGATTACCGATCTTGATACTGAGCGTTGCCGCGTCATCATCACGCACACGGCGCTGCAATCCACCAACGTCGATAACGGCGACATTCGCGCCACCAGCGTTAAATACCGGATCGCGGTTTCAGCCAACGGTGGACCGTACACCACCATCACCGAACCAGAAGTCAGCGGTAAATCCAGCAGCCAGTTTCAGCGTGCCTACGAATTTGACCTGAGCGGCACCGGACCGTGGAGCGTCCGCGTCACCCGCATTACACCCGATAGCAGCAGTGCCTATCTGCAGAACGGCATCGCGTGGCAGAGCTTTGCCGAGATCATCGACGAAAAATTTGCCTACCCCAACACCGCACTGGTGGCGCTAAAAGTTGACGCCCGCCAGTTCAACAGCATCCCCGATCTGTCCGTCCGAGTCCGTGGTAAGCGGGTACAAATACCTACCAACTACGACCCTGTAGCCCGCACCTACAGCGGCATCTGGGACGGCACCTTCACCACCGCTTGGACTGACAACCCCGCTTGGATCTTCCGCGACATTG